AAACATAGTTAAATCATGATAGAGCTTTAGTGGGCGACTCCGACAACACGGAGACGGACAGCGAGAAGAGGTTGGACAGCAGTCAAAGCAGTCGGGAAGTGAAGACGAGCGTTGTAATTGAGACGAGGCGGTTGCTGGTAGAAGTTGGCCGGTTTGAACACTGCGGTGATGAAGGGCAGATCAAGGTTGACCTCCCAAGTGGCAGGCGCCGGGTACCCGGTGGCGCTCATGAGCGGGACGAGATCCACATAAGTGTTTCCTTCAAGCAACTCAATGGCAGTGCGATCGGCGGGGCCGGTCTCTCTGCCTTGAGATACACCGACAGCTATGTCAAAAATGTGACCAGCAGCACCGCGCATGGGCACAAACTTGAGTTCAAGTTTGATAAACTCAGCATCTGAGAAACGCTGAGTAATGCCGGCGACGATACCTGTGGTAGAGGGCACGACACTGCCATGAATACTGCGAGTGCCAGCTGGGGCATTCGGTCCAGCTTGAGTCCAATCTTCAGAATTATAGTAGGTAATGACGGTCCACTCGCGAGAGAACTGACCAGCGTCATGACCCCTTCCAATCGCGCTGATGCCACGCGGTACGGAGGTGAAAGCGCCAGTGTTCTGCACCAATTGAGTGACCGCAGCGGTGGTGGAACCGACAGCACCGGTCGACGCGGAAACTTGGTTCTGATTGTTAGACATGTTTTGAGAGAGAGATTGAAACAAAGCCAAACTTAAAAGAGCAAAAGGAAGAAGTCCATATAAAAACCCTAACGGAGGGACGAAGCGGGGAATGAAACAGTTGGCCAAAGAAGAGAAAATAGAAAGTAGAGAGGAAAAGAAGACCGGAAGTCATAAGAGAGCTTTGACAATGGGGGGTACATCGAGACCGAAACGGATACATAAGGCGCGCAAGAGATGATGGTTGCGACGGAGCAGTCGTTTTTCTGGTCGGGTGAGCAACCAGATCTGGGCCAACATAACGGAGCAAGTGGCTCTAAGAGCAGCAATGGAAACCTCGGTGAAAGTGACATGAGAAAAAAGGACAATTGCGAGCGTGGGACAGAGGCGATGACCAAGTTCGATCAAAAAACCGAGGCAGTGTAGGTCAATTTCGGTGAGATGTTTGACCATGAGATCGCCTAGACGATAGGCGGTATGCAACTCTGAGAGATAGCTGGGCAGAACAGCCATGAGATCGCCTTTTGCTACATGGAACACCGTTTTTAGGTACATCAAAGTGGGATTGCGGATAAGACCATCAGAGGTGACCAGATAACCGCAAAAATCCACAGAGGGCGCCACAAATGTTTTAGAGAGGACGGCGATGTGACGTTTCTGAAGTTCCCACTGAGGTCTCTCAACGCAGGCTTGATTAATGGCCGAATCGTCACCGCCGAAAAGCGCCATGCAGCTCAATTTGCCATACTTAAGTGAGCTGACTGCTATGGAGAACAGAGTATTGAAGTCGAAAGTTCCAGGTTCCCCAGTATCGCGACTGACGTCTTTCGGTCCTATCAGGTTGCTTCGGATGGACACCTTCCACTGTTCATATGAGTCAACCAAAGAATCAGG